CTGACAGTAACTCTAATCATGAGTTACACGTGTTTGTTGAATCGACGAGGAGCGTGTTGTGTAGCGGCATCTGGCGTGGCCCTTTTGGTTGCGTTGCGACGTGCACATGTCCTGCCCCCTGCTGGGGAAGGCATGTTGATTGCCCTCCGGCGTGCGGTGTTCTTAGGAACGTGTGGGTACGCACTGGTACAATTGTATCGGTACGTTTTGTCATACCCAGCCGTACGTAATGCCCTCCGGTCGTTGGTGTTGCAGAAGTTTCGCAAGACGTTGAATGCGAACGTTCGACAACGGATTCAGAAGTCATTGGAATCGAATCCGCATGGGGTCCGTGATGGACATCCCCATGCGGATGGAGCAGCTATGCGCAATTCGGCAACGAATGCTATGCATGCGGTTGCGCAATCCATTGGAAAGACCCCGTACGTCGTCTCACCCTCCCGAAGTGAGGGGGACTGCGTTGGAAATCGGTGTTATTACCAGTTGAATGACTTGATACAACCCGTTAAGTTGGACGAGGTGCCTGAGGATGCGGTGATCATAATGACAGACATTGATTATTATGCTGATATGCCCGGTTGGTTGAGTCATGGCAAACCATTGTTGGTCTACACATTTGTGCCCGAGACAGCTGGCGGACTTGTCGAGGATGGGATTTTCTCGATATCTCGTGATGTTATTACGACGTCCGTCAGTGGAGGGGGGAAGTACGTCCACCCTTTGTGGGATTACAATGTAGATTCAGCTTGGATAACACACTCATTGAATAAGAGTGTGCTCTTTGCCGCTTTGAACTCCATCGGATCATGTCTTGGTTTGTGGTCATCCCTCGATACTGTTTGTTTTAGTATCGATCATTTCCGTTGTGGTCCATCGCGTCGGATCATAAGTTTGGTACCTTTCGCTCGCGTTCCAGTATTGCTCTGGGATGATGAGGAGACTCAGTTGAAACATGCTACTTTAAGCCACCAGTTGAATGATAAGTGGTATAACATGTTTCGAGTTCTTGGGAAGAATAATAGTAAAATCACGATTTCACGTGATGGGGAGCCTGTGTCGGCATGTGTTGAGGAACCATTGTTCGTAGGTGTTTCAATTCGCTTTAAAGAAGCCTCACAGAAGCATCTTTCGGATGTCGTGCGATATTGTGGGTCAGCAGTACCCACTCATGAGGCAGCGATCATCTACGAATATTTGGCCAACGCAGGCAAAACCCACCCAAGATGTACAGTCCACTCACCTGGCGAGTTTGCGCAGCATTACTCAATCATTGGTAGTAATACCACTGAGGATGGTAAACGGTACGCGCGCAAATACGCCTCACCACCATTGAGCTTTGAGGCTGTATACCCACTGGAATGCGTCAATAACGAAGTCGCGTGCATTGAGAAGCGAGTCCTGATGCCTCAGAGGCTTGCGCACGCGAGCATTGCGGAAGCTTCCCCTCGGAAGAATGGCAAAGTTCACACGCGTTTTGTTACCTACGCGAATGAATTTGTCACACGGATCGTTAATGTTCGTGGTGTTGGAAAACCCCTTTCTGTGAGTGATGTCGGTGAATTACAAGATAAACCCGCGCAGCGTATTCGCACGGCTGCACGTCTTGGTGATGTACAAGAGCGCTTCTGTGTCCAATCGTTTCAGAAGCGTGAAGCATATACAGTACCAAATGACCCGCGGAATATTTCATCAGTACCCACGACACACACGTTGAAGCTATCGTCATACACATTGGCTTTTAAACAAGATTGTCTGAAGATGACGCCTTGGTATATGCCAGGTCGCACTCCGCGACAGATAGCTGAGCGACTACAGGAGTTTGTAGTCGGTGAAGAAAGGGTTGTTGAGGGTGATTATTCTCGGTTTGATGGAACAATCACCGAGTGGTTGCGCATGTACGTGGAAAGAGCGGCGTACTTGCGTTGGGTTCATGTCGATCATTACGATGAACTCTCACAACTGTTGGAAGATGAAAAGAAACCAAAGGCTTATACAAAGTCAGGTCTGAAATATGACCCAGGATCTTCCAGGTTGAGTGGATCACCCTTAACAACGGATGGAAACACCATGATCAATGCCTTTGTGGGTTTTGCAGTGGCTCGAGAGCTCGGTTTTGAAGCAGACTGGGCAATCAATAACGCTGGAATCTACTATGGTGACGATTCGGTCATGTCGGGAAAATTGGTCACTGATGGGAGCACGTCCCATGTGACCCGCGTCGCCGGAACAGTCGGCTTGCAATTGAAATCGTTGGTGCGCTTGGCGCACAACCCCGTGAGTTTCCTCTCACGGGTGTTTCCGGATTTGTGGTCGTCCCCGGATTCTTTTCAGGAACCTTTACGGACATTGTCAAAGCTGCATACAACAACAAATGCAGTTGATGACATAAACCAGTGTGGATACTCGAAAGCGCAAGCTTATCTAGTAACTGACGGCAAGACCCCAATGGTCGCCGACTGGTGTAGGACGTACTTGCGGTGCTTGAAGCGTGACTATGAACAACAGTCTGACGCTCATGTTCCGTACTGGTTTGCTGATACAGAATGCCGTGCTGATCCGTGGCCCCAAGGGGGGAATTTCTCGGCCGTTGTCGCACAATGTTTGGGAGTAGCTGAGGATGAGCTACGTGCCCATATCGCATTGCTTGCAGCATACAACGGGGGTGTCGGAGAAATACCACGGCTTGATGTCCCTGAACAGGACATCAAGGTGAGCGCGGTGGTGGATGGTCAGTTATTCCACCCCGGGGGTTCTCATTCAGTTGACTTTAGTGGAGAACCCAAACAAACGACGACAATCAAGAACGATGCAAGCAGACTACGTAACCACCGTCAGGGAGGTGCACAGGTTGAAAGGGTTGGTAGCGACTCTGAACAACGAAACGACACCGATCCGGACTCGAGCAAACGCATTTGTGCCAAAGACACCGGCACAGTTGCGAGCACTAAATTCCATCAAGAATGTGCTCGGAGCGTTGTATCGAGCGGAGACAGCAATGTCGAATGTGCTGGATCAGCTAATGGCGAATCCGTTGGTTGGTCCCGGCCTCGAGGCAATGGACGTGGATACGGACGAGGACGTGGAGGTGGATGGAATCGAGGACACTCTCAGGAGTTTGTCCCTCGCACCAACACCCGGTTTCCCGGAGATCGAGGGGGAGCAGTGCGTGGAAACTGCGATGGAACTGGAGACTTTGGCCGACATCAGAGCGGTACAGCGCAATCTGGCTCGCAAGCGAATGCATATTCGTATCGAGGCAGAAGCGGACGAGGTCTTCAGACGGGACGATCCGGAACTGATCGCGAGCAGTTCAACGGGTCCCGAGTCGTAGTCCCGCGGGACAACCCGACGAAAGCGGACACACCGGCCACGTTCAAAGTTTGAACGTG